CCGAGATGTTTCGACTGGCAAACTTTCTTGACAACATCATATACTATATCGCCCATGTACTGAGCGGTCTTATTATATGTGGCAGCTACAACCACAGGATCATTGCTCATAAGAAATTCCATACCATCAACTCGTCTACGACTGTCTGCTGGCATAATAAAAGCATCATCAATGATTGTTTTTAAAGCATTTTGTATTGATCCATTAACATTTGTTTGCTGCCATACAATTCGTCTATCTAAAATGGATTCAAGAGATTGACCGGTAATGATATATTTATTTCCATCTTCGGAGTCGGTCTCAGTTTTTCTTGTTTCAACAATCATTAACCTACTTGATGTCGGTATTCTAAGGTAAAAACCTTTCTGAATGTATTTACAATACTCTGACGATACAGGAATAGATAGTTCAAACTCTCCAGCCTCATTATATCGGTCAGTCCAGATAAATGAAGAGTATCTATCAATCTGAGCGACTTCCTCCATCTCGGAGTTTAATACCGTAATCTCTACCATGACTTAAACTCCTTCAAAGCAAATTCTGTTAATAAAAGTGGCAGAACTAATGGCTGAATTAGGATCAGTAAGCCTAATATTATTAATACCGGGCTTAATAGTAATCCAATCCGGATTCTGATTTAAAAGATTAAGTGCATTATGATCAGCATCTGCCGTATCTGTCCAAATGCATTTCTTACTACCAGAAATAGAACTTATCTTTATAACATCTCCTGCTTCAAAACCATCTGCTGGTGTAAAAATATTTATAAGCTGTGCACCACCATCAGGATTAGCACAACTTATTGTAAAAGCAGGAACTCCGGCAGAAGGAGGTGCAGTAATATTAGAACCTATTTCTATTTCCAAATATCCACCAACTTCAACTTCTCCGGTATAAGTAATACTTACTTCAGATCCAGCAATAAGTGTTGTCTCATTATAGTTGTCTGAATCATACATCTTTGGATCTTCACAAAGTATACTTACTTCATTCCCTTCATTCTCACTGAAAATATCAGGCGAATTCTTTTCAACATAACCACGAGTCCAACACTTACGATGATCGGTTTCAATCTCGATATATATGGGCTTATGTTTAGGAAATAATCTGTATGAAAACTGTCTTACTTCTTCAATACCGGTTCCAGTTTCCGAATAAAACTCAAGGTTAAGCACAATATTCCTTTTTCCGACTCGTGACGAGTTATAATGGTCTCCATCAACCGCCATTTCGCTCATATTAACATCGGCATCAACTGGGCCAAGACCTTCTATCTTGTCAATTGCAAAACCCGTTGCATCTGATACATTTGTCGGATCTGTAAGCACCATAGTAAAGGCATCCGACTTATCTGACTTCTGAAAAACAGTCACTTTTTTAATCATTTTGAATTTTCTCCTTTACCAGGTTTATTAAAAATAACCGTCCCGAGCTGTGACACCCGGGGCGGCTCAACAGAAAAGAGGTTTTATGTGACAGCGTTTGCCAACTGAGAGAAGGCGTTACGCGACTGTCTATAAATTTCCTGACGAGACAATGCCTTAGGACTATTGTTCGTCTGGTTAAATGTGATGGAACGAGGCTCAGAGTTCTGCTCGGCAATTACATCACCAAGTTTACTCATCATTTCAGCCTGCTGCTCTGCATTCTGTGCCTGAACAGCAATACGTCTATTACTAAACATACTTTCAAGCGCTGCAGACCTTGCATTAACCGCACTGAGATCCAAAGTAGGAGTTATTGTGGGATTAACGTCTATGCTTCCATCTAACATTCCTGAAAGCTGATTAATGGCTTCCTGAACAGTACTTAATGATCCTTCGGCCATATCACCAGCTTCATTTTCAACGGACTTAGAGTAATCACGGATACCATTAGCAAATCCCAAATCAAGGAACTTACCAAATTCCCAAGTTGCTCTTGAAGGAGAATGCTCTTTAAGAGTCTCTCTTATCTTTTTAAGAGCTCTATATGCTACAGCATATGCTGCGGCATCTACCCTCTTAAGTACAGTCGGGTCAAGCATTCCTTCTTTTACACCGTTAACAATATTCTTACCAGCAAGCACAAATTGATCATGCTTTGAATCTATCTTGTCAAGTACCTTTTGAGCGATACCGTCTATTACTTCATCAAAGCCTGCATCTTTAGCTTGCTCAATACCATCAAGTATATACCGAACTATAGTCGTTCCAGATTCAATCATATCATCTCTATAGAAATCTCTGAAATCTTCTGAAATCATGCTTACAATTCCATCCATTGCACCCTGAAGATACTTTATAGCATCTGTATCGGCCATTCCATTACCAATAGCTTCAACATATTGCTTACCCATATCGTATGCAGCATCTGTATCGACAGACTTAACAACTTCATTGTTCATTTCCTCTGCAATCTGACTTCCAGTATTAGCACCAATCTGTCTTGCTCCTCCAGAGCCAGCGGCAATATTATCGGAAACTTCGTATAATCCTGCTTCATACTGTTCATAAAAAGCAGAAATATCCAAAGGCTGTCCAAGAAGCTCACTAAGTTCTGCTGAAAGTTCATTCGTAACAGATGTCATACCAGCATTGATCTTATTGTTATAAAGAGCAACATATTCATCAAGCTGTGCATCAGTCATACTATTAAGAGCTTTAAGTTCTTCAATAGAGTCAACACCCATGGTCGCTATTGCTTCTCTCAGATTAACATCTTTAATACGATTCATCAAAGATGCAACCGTATCGTTGTAAATATTCAACTGATTAACCTGGGCTTCAAGATTATGTATTAATCTGGTTGTTGATGCATCAGTTGCAACATATGTCGCGACATCAACAGTAGATCCAGTAAGCTGTGAAAGCTGTCCAGATAATTCATTTTGAATTTTGTTCTGGTTAGCCTGAACTTTACGCTGATACATCTGTTCATACTCTGAAAGTTGTCCAGCATTCATACGATACAAAGCTCTCAACTGAGGAAGATCATCAACATCCATGTTAGCAATAGCTGCTGCAAGATTCTTGTCAGCGATTCTACCGCTCAAAGAGCTTATAATAGTATTAAGTTCATTGATCTGATTTACCTGATCTTCGAGATTATTGAGTAGCGTTTCAGGTGCGAAACTCTCATCATCCTCTTTAATTTCAGCAAATAGATCCTGGTTATTAGTTCTTTCAACTGCGCTTGTGAAAATGTCTTCGTATTCATCCATGATGTCCTTAACTTTGTCAAGGAAATCATCGCCCTGATCATCGACACCCTTAAATAAATCTTTATTTGCACGCTCTTTGGCTGTGTCAAATCTCTTTTCATAACGTTCCATAAGGTCGTCAAGTTTATCAGCAAGTTCATTCGCTGATTTACCAGTGCCATCTAAAGAGTCACTAAGTCCACCGGCGCTTAATGACGTGCTATCAAAACTATTACCAAGAAGATCATCAGTATTAATAAGTCCTTCCATGTTCTTAAGAAGGTTACTTACTATATGATTAAGATCATCATAGTCACCAGTTGCTTCTTTAGCTTCGATATCACTTACAGACGGGCTATAATAGGGTCTATTACCAGGATTAGTAGGACTATTATCACCATGAGAAGTACCCTGATTTATAAACCTGTGCGTCTTTCTATCATAGTATCCTCTACGTTTAACATCACTACTCTTTCCTAATAAACCTGTAGCTTCACCAAAGATAGAATTTAGATCATATGACCCAAGTTCTCCTAAGAATCCCGAAAGATAAATATCAGCACCAAGCTCACCCTGAGAGAATAGACTTGTAGCTGCAGACGTTCCAAAAGCAGCACCAAATATAGTACCGCTTTCCTTTACAGGCTCTAAATGTAATTTTGTTCCGGTAAGCCATCCACTTGATGCGAATTGGGACAGCCATATCATGAGACGAGAATCTGAATGTATTCCCATATAATCACGGAACGAATTCTCAAACGCGGCACCCATGAGTTTAGCTGATGCTTCAAGTGCAGTTATCGATTTAGGATCTATTACGCCATGCGCGAATCCTAATGCAGCATACTCGCCACAATAAATCATAACAGTATCAGCTAATTTAAGCATTTCCTCAGCTACGGCCTGGATTCCCATTACACCCAGCTTATTGATTCTGGCGGAAAGCGTACTAATACTGTACAGCTTTTCCATCATATTAAGAGCTGTTGAAAGTCCAGATTCAATGTCATCATCAAGCTTACTTATAGCAATTAATGGCGCTGAAATACCAAGAAAACCAGTAGTAAAAATAGTCAGCTTCATCATCTTTGTCAGTACAGACATAGATAATATTCTTAAAGCCGTATCAAGCATTAATATTCCATTAAGACCTATGTAAAGCATCAAATCGCTAATTCTTATTATAGAATTAACAACTTCTTCTACTGTATTCATGGTCTTAATAGCTAAATTGCTTATTGCATTATATACTGAAACTGTGGCTAATAATGCAAACACATTTAATAATGCGACTGATATGAGAACTGACGCCGCAGTAATCTGAGGTGCCATAACTCCAGCGGCCAATATTCCAGCAAACAAAGGTAATAATGCGGATATAGAATCTATAACTGCATTTAAAGTTGACTTGATTATTTCAGGATCAACTACAGATGACAGAGATACTATCTGCATTATAAAGTTAACTATTGAATTAAGAAGCTGGTTAAGTACAAGGGTTCCGGCTAATGCTAATGGACTTACAGCTCCAACTAGAGCAAGAACTATCATGAACTGAGTAAGGAAACCTTTAAACTCATTCATGGCAATTACTAATCCATTAAGCAAATAAACTGTATTATTTACATCACCCATCATCGCTATTCCGGCAATTGCCGCAACGAAAGCGAGAATTGCAAGGGATAAAACTGTAAATCCACCTATACCAGCTAACATTAATGGAGTAGCTACACCAAGAACTGTGCAGAGAATCTCCATAGTAATAATAAATGGAATCATAGCCGTCATGGCTGAGCCAAGATTTGTAAGAAGCAGAACTGTGCTGTTAGCATCACCAATAAAGTTAGCAATTGCCGCTACGGCAGCTACAAATCCGCCTATAAGGCCTATGATCATAGTAAGTCCAGCAAAACCTAAGAAGAAAGCTGCCGCACCTATACCACTAGTCATTACAGCTCCAAGCACAGTTGATACCACAGCCATTATTGCAATGAATGGTATAAGAGCAAGCATAGCAAGTCCTACAGTATTAAGTAATGCTATAGTCTTTGTTACGTCACCTAACTGAGCTATTGCCGCTATGATTAAAGTAAATACACTAATAATACCTATAATTGCACCAACACCTAATATACCCTTCATAAGGTTAGAACTTGCTGATGAAAGCATATTAGCAAGTTGTACCATAACAACAATTACAGGTATAAGAAGAATCATGGAAGCAGATAATGCAATAAGATCCGATGCATTTCCACTAAATATCTTTCCAGCGGTTCCTAATGCTATCATCATAAGACCTAAGCTTACAGCTATTGAAGTCATGACAGCAAATATCTGTTTGGGATCACCGGAAAAGATCACGCCGCTAATAAGTTTGACAATTCCAGCCATAATAAGGCCTAAAATCGATACTGCTGTAACTATGGCCATTAATGAAGGAATATCGTCAACTTTCACAAGAGTTAGTGCCGCTACAACTAATCCAAGAGCGACAATTACAGTAACCATCTCAAAAATAGCCTGAGCATTAAACTTAACTCCGTTAAGACTTGATAAGCTATTTGCTACGGCAATCATTATGATAGATATGGATAAAGCTATTGAAAGAACCTGATCCATATTTCCGCCAAGGGCAACAAGTCCGATAAGAGTTCCACCTACGACAAGAAGTATTCCCGTCATAGCACTAAGTGTCCTTAATACCGAATTATTACCATTAGCAAATGATGCAATACCATTTATTGTTTGTGAAATGGTCCACAAAATAGAGCATACAGACAAAGCGGCAACAAGCATGCTTCCTGTATCCATTAAAGTTAAAGGTAATAATGTTAATGCTATTGCAAATATCATTACGGCTACGCCCTGAATTGCTCTAGCATTAGTAACATTCTTCATACTATCAAGAAGATTAGCAATTTCTCTAATAGTTCCTACAAGAAGAATCATACCACCAACCCATCCGGCAAATCCGATCTGGTTAATTTCTTTCATTACAGAAACTATAGATTTAAGCACTACAATAAGTCCAAGCATTACCAGAAGCATACCCATAAACTTTTGAGTAGCACTCTGATATGAAATTCCATCCTTTAAACTTGCAGAAAATGATTTAGTAGAATCACCAAGGGCCTGCGAGAATCTCTCTATAGCGCCAGCTAATACATTAAAAACTAAGCTAACGCTTATAAAACCCCAAACGAACTCTATAACGTTTAACGATGCAAACTCTTCTATTATACCTTTCATTGCTTTAAGAACTACAATGAATCCAAGCATAACTATTGCAGTCTGCATCATCGCAGTTCCACTTTGTTTGCATGATCTTGCAATTATTCCTATAGCTACAGAAAGAGCAATCAGTGATAATGTGACTTCACCCCATCCTCGAGCAAAGTCAAATACATCCATATCGGCAAATTGCTGTATTGCTTCCTGTAAAACTTTAACAGCGACAACCATAGCTAATATAGCTGTAGCCGCGCCGAACAAAGCTACTCCAACACCAGCAGTTGCTCCTTTAAGAACAACACAAACTAATATTATCGATGCTAAGACAGCGCCTAAGGTGATTAATGCTGTTATACCACCTTTGATTTTATCATCATCGGTCATCGCTGCAAATCCAGAAATTGCTTTATACAATATAAATATTGCTCCGGCAACAGATAATAATAGGCTAGCTAAGCCTATAAGCACAGCAGCTTTACCTGCATTTTTAAGAAAACTTTGAAGTCCTTTTCCTAATCTGCCTAAGAATATACTTACGCCATTAGAAAGGATTTCAAGAGCTCCACCTATTCTTCGCCATTTCCTCACCTCTTTTATTACGCCGATAAGCGCAACTGCTAAAATGCCAAGCAATACACTTACACTAATAGCAAGTTTGCATACAGACCATACCTTTTCTTCAGGTACAATACTAAATACAATTAATGCTGCAGCAAGAATTAAGAATGCCTGTGCAACATTTTTAATTGCAAGTGCGACTTTGTATAAAGCTTCAGCATCTTCTTTTCTCGCAAATGCTTTTATTGCTTTGGCTATCGAACCACCAACCATAAGCATTCCGGTTAATGCTCCAAAAGCTATAACTTCTTCTATTATAGCAATTACAGCTTTAACATTATCCATGTCAGAGAAAAATGCAAAAATAGCAGAGAATACTCCTTTTATCTTTGCCACTAAGCCGGTGAAGAACTCAACTATTTTACCGCATTTAGCCTGAATAATGGCAGTTACAGTATCCATTACTGAATTAAAATCAGTAAACGCTAAACCTACACCAGCAAAGAAACTCGAAAGCGCTGTAAAGAAGTAAATAAGAGCATTTCTTACTTTGCTAATGACAGAACCACTAGCAATTGCATTAACTAAAGACTCAAATCCTTCCGCTATTGCATTGAGGAACGAAAGATCTATAGTTCCTATACCTCTAGCTATTGCAGCGAAGAACTGCCCCATCATTTTTATAGCCGGAGTTAAAATAGAAAGGATTGTAACAAGAACCACAACAAGTACCCTAGCTGCAGAACTAAGAATGTTGACTAAGACCACAGCAATGCTCTGAAGTAACTGAGATTCTGTAGCAACATCGATTAAAGCTGAAACTATATCAGCTAATACTGCAACAAGATTTAAAGTAAATGCAAGCAGAGGAGACATTGCTTCAATGACTTTAAAGATGGAACTAGCAACTCTAAGAATAATCTTAATGATTGTCTTAAGAGATTTAGCCATAGCAGTTCCAACTCTATAAACAGTATCCATACTCTTTCTTGAAAGTCTGAGTTTATCAGTAAATTCAACAAGAGCTGAAGTTGTTCCAATTATTCCTTTTACTCCATTTCCTCTAAATACATCGAAGAAAGCCATAACAATGGGAGCTACTACTGAACCGATAGCATCACCGACATTTACTGCTGACTTAACCAGGTTCTGAAAAATAGTAGCTAATTGCTGAGCTCTGCTATCCCATCTAGCATTTCCAAAAGCAGTTGATGCTGCATTAGAAAGATCTTCAAATGATACTTCACCGTTTTCGCACATTCTCTGAATTTCAGAGTCGGTTTTATCAAGATTCTCAGCAAGCTGTTCAAGAACCTTATTAACAGTATCTCCAGAATCAGAGCTAATGTTTCTAAGAGCTTCGATAGCATCTTTTACTGATTTTGTACCATTCTTAGCATCATCAAATATGTCTTTTATTGCAGTATATTCAACACCCATGGCTTCAGACAAGCCAGTCATCGCTTTTGTAGCTATATCCTGACCGCCCATCCATATAGCGAATAATTCATGCAATTTATTACTGAGATTTGTCACAGCATTGGTGAACAGATCTACGATGCTTACTTCCTCTTCAAGCCCAGGAAATTTCATTTTGAAATTCAGAGCTTTTCGTACATTGTTTATCGATAATCTAAGATCGTTAACCAGAGGAATCATCTTTTGACGAAGAGGGGCAATGAAATCTGCACCAATCTTCGATAATCCGAACTTCATATTTCTTAAGGCACCGGTGAAAGTGTTGTTCGCAGCTTTTGCATGATCACCATAAGCGCTATCCATAGCATTAGCTAATGTCATAAAGTTGATCTGACCTTTTGAGACCATATGTCTAATGTCAGCTTCAGTAGCATTAGCAGTTTCGCCTATTTCATTTAAGTAATCTCTAATAGTAGCAGCGGCATTAAGACCTCTTGCTGAGAAACTCTGCAGATCTATAGCCATAACTCGACCATTACCTGCAACTCTTTCAAAAGTATGAGCCATCTCATCATAAGAAGCATTAACAATCGCCGCAGAACCAGAGATAGCTCTCAATGCAACCTGCATTTCTGTTCTCATCATTCCAGAAGCATCTTTAAGATCTTCTGAGAAGTTCATTACATCAATTCCTGATGTTGCAAGAACAGAAGCTGCTTTAGCTGCAGAGTCAAGACCATACGCAGTGTCAGCAACCGCATAGTTAGCAGCATCCATAGCTACTACCATGTCTTCTGTATAGCCAGTAATCTGCTGAATCTGTGCTGCAGTAGCATCCATAGTCATTGCTAACTTAGCTGCACCTTCAGCAGTATCACCATAAAGTCCTTTTAACTGGAATCTGGCCTGCTCAATATTTGAAGCTCGATTGGTACCGCCAGTAATAATCTGCTGCCATGGTTTTGCAACGAGTTTAGCAAGCTTACCACCAAGTGTCATTACTTCATTAGTAATCCTCTGAATAGCAGTCATTCCAACAATACCGAGTCCAGAGAATCTATCGGATAAAGCCTCGACTCCCGTAGCAATTCTTGACAGATCGATATTATTTGCTGCACGAGTAAGGCTATCAAAACTGTGAGAATCAAACTCTAATGAGTTCTTAAGCTGATCTACGACATCTATTGTCTGAGATACGTTCTTTACAAACTGTTCATTGTCAAACCGCATCTCAACGACATTAGTATCGATAATGTCTGCGCTCATATTGCACGTATCTCCTCTCTCATAGATTCAACTATAGAAAATATAACCGGTTTTAAAGCCGGAGTTATATAGTCAACACCGGGAACATAAACACCATTCCTAGTTCCATGACCATACGCAATAAGTATAGCAACATTACATCCACCTTCTATATCAGAGTTATGCCACTCTAATCTAGTTCTTCCAGGCTCTCGTTCTATCTTATAAAACCAAGATGATGCCGCTAAACCTGTATCTTTAGGAGTATACTTAGCTAACTGCTCTACTCCCATTCTACCAAAATAGTCCAGTCTCCCTAACTTAATAAATTCAAGGCATTTCTGCAAAAACGAATTAGTCTTTTTAAAATTGCCTTTAAGTGTACACGTGATAGCTGAACTCATTTTGAATTTCCTAACCTTTCGTGTGATACTTGGCCTTTCTTGCTTCGTTAAGAGCTCTATTGCGCTCAATTATTTCATTCTTACTCATCTTTTTAGGAGGAGTATTTTCAGCATTACAAACAGCAATTAACTGCATAAGGCTATTTATATGCCATTTATCGAATGTTGTTGGAATATTTAATTGTATCATCCAACAATATATGAGTTCTGCTGTAACTCTTCTTCCAGATTTCTTCTGACCAGGCGCCTCCTTAACTACTGTTGCAGTCATAGGCTCATTCATATACTCTGAAATCTTATTAATGTCTTCTGCAGTAAGGTCTTCATACACCGAATCCGGAACATCCTGGTTTAATGTCATACATTTGATGTAATCCATTGTCTGCTCCGGTGTAAGTTTCTCATCCGAATGTTTGTCTTTAATAAACGGAACATGCCATTTCTGTTCCCATTTATGAATTGAGATAAGAGAATGCTCAAGTTTCAGATCATACGCTTTATGTGCCTTAATGTAAAAAAACTTATTGTTGACAGAATCCCAACATTCTTTATCGACAGTTCTTTCATCTACATGGATCGACCGCATTCTCTTCTCCTTTATAAAAACCGTCCCGAGCTGTGACACCCGGGGCGGCTGAAAATGTTAAAGCTTATTATAAAGCAACATAGCTCTCGATAGCAATCGCAGAGTAAGGCTTAATAAGCGCACCGGAACATCTGGTCTCGATCAGGTACTTCTCTTTGTTGAAGTCGATATCGAAATCTTCGAACATGGATACAGCTCCACCCTTATCAGCACCGATACCATAGTCAGAAAGGTTAACAATGAGACCTACAAGATTTCTCTCGACTTCGCCTACGGTTCTCTTAGCACCTTCCATAACCTCTACGGTTACGATACGAGATACACGCATAGCAACAGCAAGATCCTGCTCTGAATTGTACTTTCTACGACCCATGTTGTCTTCAACAAGGAGCATATCGCAAAGAATATCCTCGGTGGTGTAGAATACAGGATTTCCGGAACCCTTATATCCCTTACGAGCCTTAACAGCTGCACGGATGTAAGCGTTTGCCTTATCATCGTCGGAAGCATTGGCTGCAAGTTCAACTGTATACTTGATGGTGAAGAGATCGTCATCAGTCCAGATAGGCCTGATATTGATCTCGTTGATCTTCTCACGAGAAGCGCTGGATCTTCCATCTCCGATAAGAATAGCACGGCCGATTTCCTCTTCGAGCATGATTCTCATCTCATCCTTGATCCATGCTACTACGTCAAAGTCAGTGATATCGATGATATCATCGCGATCCATAGCCTGTTTCTTATAAATGGTCTGAGGCTCGGTCTTTCTTCTGAGCAGGGTGAATACCTCCTCAACCTTGCGATCGCCCTTAATGTATCCCTTTGCCCTTGCTTCATCTTCGGTGATGTCAGCAAATACGGACTTTATGCGGGAGTAGGGGAACTTCTTAACGCCGTTGATAACGCTGGCAACCCAAGAAGTGTCTCTCTTGATCCATACAGGAGGATTGTTAAGAGCTCTGGGCTGAGGGAAAAGGAATGAAGGATCGTTAATACCATAATTCTGAATATCCTGAGAATAATCGATATCTCCGGTTTCATAAGAATGAACGATAATGTCATCATTTCCTTCAATTCCGAGATCTGCTCTGTGAGCAAGGAATGTAGTCTTAAGGGAAGCTCCATTCTCTTTTGCTTCCTCGATAAGCATATGCTGCTCTAATTTGGTCAAAGCGTGTGCGATAACAGCACCCTGGCTGTTTGAATCAAATACGTTGTGTTTCACTGTGTTATCCTCCTCTTTGGATTCTTTTTCGGCAAGTGCCTGCTCTACTTTATAATCGACATAGCAATCAACTGCTTTTGCCTGCTCTTCAGTAAGAGTTTCAAGAACTTCACCGACGGTCTTATCTTCTACCGAGTGCTCTATAGCTTCCTCGGATTTGTTTTCAGGTTCAGCTTCGCTTGATTTGGGATCTTCTTCGGGAGTCTTCTCATCATCAGAAGTTCCTTCATCGGAATGAGAAAGATCATCTTCTGAATCAAAGCTGATATCCTGCTCATCGGTCAGTACAATAACCTCGATAGGCTCTCCGTCTTCATTGTGCGCTATAGCGGTATCAATGATAGCTCCGGGATTAGCACCGGCAAGGACTAATGATACTTCGCGAATGATTCCGTGCGTTACATCGCCTCCGACCTGCTTAATATTGTTAGCGAAGATCGAGAGAGCATTGATGTCACCATTCTTAACATACTCTCTTGCACTCTGGCCCTGAACAGTATTATTCAGAGTCATGTCTGCATATACTCCTTCTCCGGGTATACAATGCAGAATTGCATGTCCGAGAACATTAAGAGGTGAGTCACTTTTGTGGTTCCAGACCAAGGGGACTTTCTTACCATCACACTCATCAAATGCACCATCTCTGATGGTTCTTCCATCTGCACACTTGATGTTGAATTTGGTAGCCCAGCCTCCAAAATCTCTGTACTTACTCATTTTTTGTCCTCCGTTTCCTCACGATCTATGTTCTTATCGATCTTCTTTGTCTCGGCTACTTCCAGCGCTTCTTTAGGCTGTGAAAGATTGTTGTTGATCAACTTATCTGCCTGAGGATCATTCATAGGCTTCATACCAATTGCCTGCCTAATCTCATTCGAGGTTGTGATGCAGTTTCTGGTAAGCTTATCAGCCAACTCAGCAAAATCAGCAATAGGCATAAGTTTGAAGGGATCTCTAAAGAACATTATAGACTGGCCCTGAGCACGAGCAGTCTTTGTGAGAAATTTTCGTTTCATTTCATCGGTTATTGCCGAAATAATAGGCTCAATTGTACGAGTATAATAGTTCTGCATGACCTTCTCATCAGCAGTTCCATTAAGTATATTCTGGGTTATTCCCAACTGAGAATACAGCATATTGGTAAAGAACTCAACCTGTTCAATCATGTTATTGTCTATTGATCTATTAAGCTGAGTGATCTTTTCCGTGCTATCTACATAAGCTATACCGTATTTTGATGTCGACAATTGAAGCTCTATATCCTCACGTCTATTCTGAGCCTGCTGTCTTCGAGCCTCAGTCTTAATAACGTAAGGTAACTGGATTATCATGTCCAGTTTTCCGGATGAATTCTTTTCGTCGATGGTGTCAAGCAGATTGAGTTTTCTTATCAATCTTGCAGCCGTCGAACTCGGCTCATTCATTACTGAATAAAATGGATTCTCTACAATCGCTACCGATTTCTTCGGAAGTATGATCTCTTGTCTATGACCATTCTTATCGTTGTATACCTCGACTTTTACAGCATCAGGATACCAAGTGGTAATCTTACCTACTCGCATTGACTCGATGTCGAAAGCATAGTCAATGGCATCTTCTGTTGTGTCTATTGGCACAATGGCAATCGATCCTTCATCAAGTAATGACATTACAGCATCCTGAAAAAACGCTCTTCCGGTCTGATCTTTATTAGCAGATAAACTTAGGCATTCATTTAACTTAGACTTATGTTCGGATTTATACCTCCCATCTGCGTCTGTGTCTACATGCCTTACATCTATAGTCGCAGCATCAATTGCAATACGGTTATATACCGCATTTATGATTGATCGCTCATTACCCCTCGTAAATCTTACGCGATCAGGTTTTGTATAGTATGCTTCACCATAGTATCTGCTATCGAGATACGGGCCGTCACGCCCCAGAAAGGCGTTCCATCCATGCTGAATACGTTCAACGATACTCATTTTGAATTTTCCTTTCTTCGGGCCTATTTACCACCTTTAAATTTCTTTATGTCATCCCAAAGATCACCGTATAAACTAGCCTGATCTAAAGTCTGCAATCTCGTATCTCCAACAACAGCAGGAAGATTTGTAGTAATGCTCTCTTTTGCTGATTTAGATGAATCCAAATCAGAGAATCGGGTTCCAAAGAAGTCCATAGCATTACTGTTACGAGAATCATAACGAGGAGCTTCCTTTACAGGTTCTTTAACCGTTTCTTTCGCCGCAGATGCTGCAGGCTTAGGAGATTCCGGTTTAGGAGATTCCGGTTTAGGAGATTCCGGTTTAGGAGATTCCGGTTTAGGAGGTTTAGGCGGTTCAGGCTTAGACTGATTATTAGGCTTAGACTGATTATTAGGCTTAGACTGATTAGCCGCGCTCTTAATCGACTCTGTTATATACTGTTTAATACCAGCAGATACACCTTCGGGAAGATCCTTGATCAAGGTATTCTTGATATTGTCGGCCATTTTCTGAATAGCCGTCTGATTCTTGGGATGTAATTGAGCGTAGCGGTTAAGATAATTAATTTCATCCTGCATGCGCTCATTGATCTCTTTAAGCTCCTTATCAGAGAGCTCAGATAACTTTTTATCTTTAACAGATGACTTGGTCTTCTTGGCTTTCTCGTTTCCGGGATCTTTTACTTCGGTATCAGTATCGATCCTTCTACCCTTACTATCATAAGTACCATGATCTGTCTTAAAGATGGTGTTCTTTGTAAGCTTTTTATTGCTTCCTGTACGGAGATTGTAACCTTTGATCATCCCATTCATCTGATCCTTGGTCAATATGTCTCCATATCTTTTTCTACCCTCTTCGGTTAATGACCCATCAGGATTCTGGAATCTCCTAATGCCCCATTTCATTCCAAGGATACCATAATGCTCCAGATAATCAGGAGATCTTTCTATAGCATAATAATTATTCATCACAAATCTCCTTTAAACCGTCCCCATGCTTTATGGAAACGTAAAAATTAGTCATCATGCCCAGAAAAGAGACCAAAAATAAGCATAATATGTTTAATTCTTACGCCTCCTTAGAACATAGGGACGAAGGGTTCCTTACTTGTTATCTTCTACAAGAGAAACTACCGTACTTTCAGTCTTAGCCTTGGCAAATGCCTCTGCTGCATCAGGCGGAATGACCTGATTGATGAACTCACTTGCTGCATCAGTATTAGTGATGAGCTCGGTAAAGAGAGCCGAATAAGCTGCAGTCTGCTCAAACGCCTCGCAAAGAGGTCTTCCGGTTTTAGGATCGATCTTGATGAAGCTCTCTCCATCATCAGACTTCTCACCGTAACTCTTGGTGATAAGCTCCTTAAATACCTTTACAATTTCAGGAGTCTTCTGAGCATTAGCGATCCTGGCGATGTACTGATCGAAGCCGCCATCGACTGACAGTTCCATCTCGATGAGATCTGCAGTTGTAAGATTGAAGTAAAAGTTCTTCTTTCTCTCGTTACCATTGAAGTCCTTATAGGGAATTTCTCTAATATACATAAAATTGCTCCTTTCTGTAAGCAAATAGCGGGACCCCATTAAAAGAGCCCCGCCAAATCATTTTGATTTCGATCCGGATTATTACTTGAACATAGCGATAACTGCATCGGGAAGAGGCAGGTAGGGATCAGTTCCGGTAGATTCACCTTCGCCATTGGTGCCAAGAAGAGCTGCTTCAAGAGTAGCGAGATCCTCGGGATCAACTTTAGTGCTGTCGATAACAAGGAGTGAAGTAGGCTTGTAAACCTTATTATTCGCATCCTTGGAAGTAAGGGCAACAGGAGTGGTCTCGATCTCATAAGAGAACTCGATAGCATCAGGGCTGTCGTTAACAGTCTGATAATCTCTCTCAGAAGGAGTAGCGTGGCAGTTGTAAAGAAGGTGCCACTTGTATCCGAGATCGTTTCCGAGGGTATCATTACCCTTAATGGTTCTGTAAGCCAGACCGAATGCCTGTCTTGACTGCTGTCCGATGGTAAGACCATTTACGTTAGCTTCACCGTTGCAAGGTCCAAATTCGGTAGGATAAGTGAAGCACTTAAGGGTGGCCTTACAGGTCTCGGCACTGTAAAGGTTGAGGTACTTGATGTTGTCAGCATACTTAGCGTTAGCTTCTGCTCCCTCAGGAGTCTCGGTTACGCCAGTAAGTCCGTTCCATGCTACTCCAAGAGGATAAGCATTGTTGACCATGGGGAAAAGAATACCATGATCGACACCGGTCTCAAAGAAATGTTCGCCGGTTGCGTCCCAAAGTAACTGTGACATAATATTACTTCCTTTCTAAAATAATTTTTTAGTTTCCCCCTAATATTTAGTGTAAGAAACCAGTTGCATTTATTACAAAACCGACTCGCGCTGCGGTTATGTAAACTATATTTTAATCTATTACATCCGGTTCGTCAATGGCATGTTGAAGATTAGGACTATAATAACCGGGATGTTGAGAAGAGTATTTCCTTACAGCTTCTCTTAAATATGATCTGACGTATCCGATTAACTGAATCCAGCCCACTGATTATATGCAGTATTGATCCTAGCAACGATCTGCTGCTTTTCCATTTCGCTTAATTCCGGGAATCCATAACCTCTCTGACTGTTGTAAGCATCATTAAAGAATCT